TAAGTTAGAGTATAGGGATGAAACTTCAGATGCAATAGAAGAGCAAATACAATTAGCTTTAGAAGAGGACGCCATAATCCTACGCGATTTATCAAACATAGATGACAGCACACTAAAAATACTATCTGATCAGATGGTTGATGCTGCTAATCAACAGAAGACTGTCCAACAAATAAAAGATGCGATATTAGATTCAGGTGTATTTTCACCTGAGCGAGCTTTGAGGATTGCTAGAACAACAGCGGGTACGGCGGCCAGCATTGGTCAGCTAGCATCAGCCACAGTTGCCGGCGCAAAAACCAAGACCTGGCAAACATCGCAATTCGAAGTCCGTGATGACCATAGTTTAAGACAAGGTGAGATGGTTAGTTTAGATGACAGATTTAGTCCACAATCTTTTTCAACTGGTCCGCGATATCCACTTGACCCCCAATCTGATGTTGGTGATCGTGTGAATTGTAGATGCAGCATGACCTTTACAAATTAGGAGAAAACAAAATGCCACCAAAGCACACGAAATCAGAAATAAGAAGCAACGGTGAAATCCGTGCGGTAGATGAAGAAGGTATCTTTGAAGGATATGTTACCGTGTGGGGTACTCTCGATTCTTATGGATCTACTTTCAAACGTGGTGCCTTTACAAAAACACTTCAGGAAAATGGTTCCAAAGTAAAAATACTATGGAACCATCAGCAAGAAGTTATTGGCAAAGCATTGGAAATATATGAGGATGATCATGGGCTATTTGTTAGAGCACAACTTATCCAATCAGTTCAGCGTGGTAAAGAGACATTTGAATTGATGAAGGAGAAAGCAATTGATGGCATATCGTTTGGTTTCCGTGCTATAAATGAAAAGTTCATTGAAGGTGTTCGCAATATAACCGAGGTTGCACTAATGGAAATTAGTCCTGTTATATTCCCAGCAAATCAGAATGCTTTGGTTACTGATGTTCGTGCAGTTGATTTCAGTGCTATGGTATCTTCTGCTGAATTAAATAGAAAGGGGTCACTGTTAATATATACCCTTGAAGATGCACTGTGGGAAGCATGGTGGGAGGATTCCCCTGATGAAGTTGTGTCTTCTGTAAATGCAATATTAAATTCTTTTACCACCGCGTATTCGCAGTGGATTACTGAATACTTCACAAACATGGCCGAGGATGAGGAAAGAGCACTTCCATTTAGAAATGATTTAGCAAAAGAGTTCCATAGTGCTTTTGGTAAAACTACACTTTCTGAAGTCGCTTCAACAACAAGTCTCACCATCAGTGAAGCAAGAGCACTTCGTTCTGGTGAATTGATAGCCGCTCGTGATAAGTTAAATGGCCTTAGTACACAACTGCAAGACGAATTCAGGAAACATCGTTTAGTGGAAGTGGAAAAACTGTTTAACGAACTGAGAGATGATTTTACTGATGCTGAAAAGCAGAGGCTTGGAAACTTGCTTTCTGTTGAAGAACAGCCCAATGAAGTCGTCAACTTTTTAACGTCTTTTAGACAATCTTTAAAATAGGTAATTATCATGCCAGAAGAAATTAAAACTGATGAAATCCTTAATGAGATTCGTAGTACAAACGAATCCCTTAAGACATACGTGGACAAGCAAATTGAAGAAGTCCGCAAAACGGGTCATAGTACCGCAGAAACTGAAGCTACTATCGTTAAAATTAACGATGACATGACAGAATTGCGGAAACAGTATGAAGCACTTGTTGCTGCTGCTGCACGTCCAGAGAATCAATCTGGTTCTGTTGTTGAAGATGATGCTGAAAAAGAGCTGCGTGCAGTTGCTTTTGACAAGTATCTTCGCTACGGTTCAGGTGAGACTGGTCGAAGCATGATGTCGCAAGATGAAGTTCGTGCTTTGTCAAGTGCCAGCGATGCTGATGGTGGTTTCCTTGTGCCTGTCGACTTCGAGAATGACGTCCTCATTAATGCGTACAATGAAGCCGCTCTTCGCCCAATCTGTAACGTTGCACCAACTGGTCGCGATACTGTTTTTATGCCGGCTCTATCAAAGGCTTCAGTTGCGTGGGGAACTACCAACCTGGCTGTTTCAGCACAAGACTTGAATGCTGGTGGAGAGCGCATTTCGATTTATGATCTTCGCGCCTTAGCACTTGTACATAACAATACTCTTGATGATGCGGAAGCAAATGTTTCTAGCGAGTTAAGTGCGATGTTTGCAAGCGCAGTTTCAGAAGCTGAAGATGCGGCTTTCGGTACTGGTGCCGGTGCTAACACACCATCTGGAGTATTGTCTGATTCTCGCGTACAAGCGAACGTGACAAATTCTGGTGTTGCTGCTGCATTAAACGATGCTTCTAACAACGGTGTTGATGCTTTGATTTCATTGATGTACAGCGTCAAGAAAACTTATCGCCGCAACGGTCACTTTGGCTTTAACAGTTTGACTGAAGCAGTTATCCGTAAACTGAAAGATGGAAACGGTCAGTATTTGTGGCAACCTCCAGTTCAAGCTGGTGCCCCTGCTACACTATTGGGACGTCCAATTGTTAACCCTGAATCGTTCCCTGATATTGCTGCGAATGCTTTCCCAATCGCATTTGGTGATTTCAAACGTGGTTACAAAATCCGTGACCGTGCTGGCCTTACCGTGCAACGTCTTGTTGAACGATATGCTGAATACGATCAAACTGGTTTTATTGTCAAACGTCGTACTGGTGGCCAGGTAGTTCTTGCCGAAGCTTTTGGTGCATTGAAAATCTCTGCTTAATAGCTGACTCTGGAACTTTATAGCAAGGATGCTTTTAATTTTTTATCCTAGGAGATAAATATGAAACAAGATATTGGAAGTAATTATACACTTGCTGTTGGAATGGCTGCTGCCAGTACATCTGCTGGTAATGTTGAAGGCGCTGCTGTAGATCACGCTGCTGCCCCTTCTTGTGCTTTTCACATCAACTTTGGCACCATTGGTTCATCAGGTACGGTTGATGCTAAGGTACAACATAGTCCAGACAATTCAACGTGGACTGATGATGACGGTGCCTCTGGTAATGACACAGCCATCACTCAGATCACCGCAGCTGGTGGTGCCACATTGAAAGTCCCTAACCCACAGGCGCGGTATTCTCGCTGTTATGTAACAGTTGCAGTTGCTACTTGTGTTGGTGGTGTGACTAACATTTCTGGACCATTGCGCCACATCGCTGCGGCATAGTCTGATAACTTTAAAGGGGTCATCCTAAATATGACCCCTTTACTTTTAAACTTTAATCTGGATTTGTTATGAAAATAAAAATGTTAAGTTCTGAGAATGGTAGCGAAGATGGTTTTACCGTTAAAACATTTAAAAAGGGTGAAACCTATGATGTTTCTGAAGATCTTGGTATTGTGTTTGTCGAAACTGCAAAAGTGGCAGAAGTAGTTGAAGACGAAGAACCTGGTGTAGAAGATACTATTGCTGAAACACCTGAAAGCCCAAAACCAAAACGTGTTAGACGCACGAATGCTAAATAATTTTAAAGTAGCATAGTGATCATAATTTAACTGGAGCACACAATGGCGATTGAATTAGTAAGTTTTGAGAATCTAAAAAGCATACTTGATTTGGAAAATGATCTTGTGTCTGATTATCCACAATTGCAAGTGCTCCATGATTCTGTTGTATCATCTTTTGAATCTTATACCGATAGAAAGTTTGAAGAAGATAAGTATGTTGAAAAGATTTTCTGCTCGACAGGTTTACGGATGGTGAACTTAAAAGCTATTCCAATTGATTCAATTGTGTCTGTTGTAAGAAATGTTGATGGTGTATCAACAACACTTGATAGTTCTGAATATGAGATAACTGATTATGGTGTGCGGCTTGTTGGTTATTTCGTGCGTGGTAATGTGGAAGTAACTTACAATGGGGGCATAGCAGAAGTTGATGAAGACTTATCACGTGCAGCCATGTTACAAGTTTCTTTTGAATACCAGAATATTGACCACATAGGAGCAAGCAGTGTAAGCACTGAAGGTGGTAGCGTTCAAAGACCTGCCATTGGTTTGTTGGCAGAAGTAAAACGGTTACTCACATCATTTAAACACCCTGGAAGTTTTATGTGATGGCGACTACAGAAATAATTGGTTTAGATGAATTGTTAGAGTACACTAATGACTTACCTGGACACTTGTTTGAAGAAGCTAAGGGTGAATATCAAAAGTCATCCTTAGCTTTACAAAAGACTATGACTGATCGTGTGTCTGGCATTGTGTTAAAGAGGCGCACAGGCCAACTAGCCAGGTCGTTTAATAGCAAAGTAACTGGAGAAACATTGAAGACGTTAGGCGCTTCTGTGTATACAACCAGTCCATACGCGCCTATGCATGAATCAGGTGGCACGATTGAAGCTAAAAGAGCATATATGATGTTACCTGGTGGCCCATATTTAAACATCCCTAGCAGCGCAAATAAGACTCCTGCTGGCGTCATGCGTAGAAGTGCTACAGAAGTTTTTGCTGCCGGTGCGTATATCGCAAAAATATCTGCTCCAAAAGCAAAATATGCGGTGTTTGAAAAAGGCTCTGGATTACCAATGTTCTGGCTTGTTAAATCTGTTGATATACCAGCCAGGCTCGGTATGAAAAAGGAAGCTGGTGACGAGGCATCAACATTGTTATCTAATTTACACGATGCAATGCAGAGAGGGTTGGAAAACTAAATGGGAACACCGGTAGAAATACAAATACTAGATAGCATAGAAGCCAGGTTAGAGCTTATACTTGAGGCCAGCGGGTTTACTACAACCGTCAATAAAAT